TCTCTGTCAGAGTAGTGCCATGAGGAAAGTATTTAGCCGATGAATCAACATTGGCTACCACTTGAGCTGTGCCACCTAGGCGTGTCATGCTGGCCTGATTGATGATGAGTTTGTCATCGAAGGCGTATCGAAGGTCTGAATATGGAATCCCAGTAGTTTGATTGAACTCAATCGCTGTTGCAGCTAGAGAGCCCACGACATCATTGCGATCCTTGAATTCTGCCGTGCCATCGGTACGGATAAAGAATGCGCCTTGCTCTGCGAACTCTGCCGCCTTGAGGGCTTGCAAGGATGTGCGAGCTGTAGCAGGATCGGCTTGAACTGTCGTCGAGCCTGTGTCTGTAATTCTCATTGATGTAGGAAATGAGACTTGATCTAGAATCTTTGTGATGCGTGTGCCAGTAGTCTGACCTGCTGTGGCGCCCGTCACAGTTGATATGTTAGCCATCTGAAAGAGTCTAAAGGCATCCGAGCAGACGATGTCCACATATCCTAATTCTTGACCTGTTGGAAAAGAGTATTTGTATGAATCAACATATCCTGAGAATAAGAAGTGCTGAGTGGTTGCAGTAGTGGCTGCTACACGAACCTTGCGAAGTGGAGTCAGGTAGCCAAAATAGGGTGAGGATGTGTTCTGTGGGTTGAACGCGCCAGTCTCATCAATGACTCGGACTGTGCAAGTGCCAGTCTCATAGGTGTCACGCATGATGTTGCGTCCACGCTGTATTTTAATTGATCTAGTGATGCTACTGAGATCGACTACAGGATCAGGGACTTCGGTTGCAGCGAATTGAGATACGCCGATGACGCCGTTGATTGGATCGCCAACTGTGAAGGGGTATCCGAAGGTCGCAGATTGGCTAAAGTCGAACGAAACCGAGATCGTGGCTGGTAGGCTCATTTGATTGACGGAGCTCCACGGCCGTTATATCGGCTCACGTCGCTGAATGTACCTGAAAGAGACTGATTGACCTGAGCGTTGGTAATTGCGTTAGCGACAGGATCGCCATCCACATTTACTACGACGTTCACAATGGTGTCAGCGATCGCACCTGCGCCAATAGCCGATAGGCCTAGATAGTCTGGGGCTGGGCGTCCTGTGAAACCTGCCGATCCCTGTTTCATCCAATCAGGCACATTAAAATTGGGGACTTGTTCTCCGTAAGGGATTCCTAAAGGATTCTTTATAGTCGGTGTGACGCCTTCCGGCATGACAGGGCCGAACACAGGTGGCTTCCAATTACGATAAGGGTTAGGCGCTTCAGGTGTTGAAAGCAATGCAGCCTTAAGATCATTATGGCGCTTGACAGCCTCGGTCAATTCTCCTGATAACTTGAGTGCCTGAGATTCATTCTTATCTAGCAAGGCAAGCTGTAACTGTAGAGATAGACGATCAGTCTCGCTGATCTGTCCTCTGAGCGCGGCTGTGACGCTTATGCGATCTAAGTCAAGAACCTTTGAAGCCTTGGTCAAAGCATTCTGTTTCTTCTGTGTGTCGAGAGTTTTCTTTTGCAATGCTGCTAACGTCTTAGATCGCTTTACTTCATCGGCGTCAGCCTTTTTTTGTTTAGCAGAACTAGGATCAATATAGCCGGGGCCAAGAGCCGAACTAGGGTATCCACCCATGCCAGCCTTATTAATAGCTTGACCTCTTCGTCTGAGTGTATTAAGGATTGGCCCAAGCAAAGGAATCATATCCAAATTTGGAGTCAAAGCTTCGCTTAGTTTTCCACCTCTAGGGCCTTTAAGATTTCCAAGCCCGCCTAGATTTTTTAAACCTGAGGCTATATCTGCCAAGCCCACAATCACATCGGAGGTGCCTTGCGCTAGATCTTGCATAGAGTCTGCTAGTGGCTGGACTGTGTTACCTTCTCCAGCTAGCATGCTTAGAGAATCGACTAAACCTTTGCCGATAATCTCGGTTGATTCGCTTGCGGCATTGGCAAGGATGCCCATCTTTCCAGCATAGGTTTCAAGATACGCCGCATTGGCTCCAGAAAATTGAGCCGTGAGTTTCTTTTGAACATCTGCAAAACTCATAGTCTTAAGCTCGGCTTGAGACAGGCCTAGAGAATACTTACGAAGTCCACGAGTCTGACCAACGTAGGCCATCGTAAGGTCATTGACTACAGTCTCATAATCGACACCTGATCCACGAGAGATGTCTAGGGCTTGAGTCATTAAAGCTGTAGATTTAGTAAGTGATCCAGTTGTCTGTAATAGTCTTTGCATTGCTGGGCGAAGCTGATCATCTGTAACGCCCGAGGCGCTTGCCATCTGACTAATAAAGTTTTCAATGTGTGGAGTTGCAAAGGCTAAACCAAGATTCTCCACCGACTTAGCTAAACGATTGGCTGCTTTTTCATCTTCCATAAATGCCTTGACGGCAGTTTTGCTAAATTGTGTAATTTTCTGAACGCTGAAAGCAGCGGCTAGTGCTCCAGCTAGCTTCTTTACACTTTTGTCTAGCTTGCTTGTCGCTGTATCAGCATCCTTAAAAGCCTTCTTGCCTAAGAACTCGGCAATAATCCCAATCCGTGCTTCGGCCATTAGATACCTTTCGCGTTAAACTTAGCGGCGGCTTTTTCTAGCGCCTTGATGACTCCGGCCTTAGCCTTGCCTTGATCTTGATCGTAAGCCTTAAATAAAGCTCGGCCTGACATTTTTCCACTTCCAACCATCGTGCCGGGCAGGCGTGGAATAAAATTGCCAGTATTGCCTTTGATACGCCCTGACCATTCGTAGATAACTGCCGCGCCTCTTTTATTGTGTACAGACACGATCGATGACCAGCCCTTGCGGTTGGCTTTAGTAGGTGTCAATTTATATCCCACGCCACGCTTTGCATCGCTCGCGTCATACATTGGAAAGGTAGCCGTCTTTACATCATGCTTGACGAAGCCCGAAGGCATGTCATCATTAGAAGGCAGAAACCCTTTAGCCTTACTTACCAATGGCTTTAAGAATCCAACCATTTGATCGCGTGTTTCTTTATCTAGATCAGGCGAGAATTGCTTAAGAGCTTTACGAAGCGCCTTAGCGCCTTTTAGCTCTGTAGGCATCGCTCTGTTCCTTTGCTCTGTCCTTTAACGCTCTCAGTATCATCTGAAGCATTACTGGATCTAGGTCGATTAAAGATTGTGGAGGGATAGCCGTCTCAATGCTCAATCGAGCTATGAGATAGTGGAGGCTATCCCTGCCTAGGCCAAAGGGTCTGACTCTGCAATCTCAACACTTTTGAGAGTGTCAAGAAAATCAGGACCGAATGGCTTGACTGTGACTCCACTTAGTCGAAGGCCTTCATGGAAAATTGCATAGACGTCTGATTGCTTTTCATCATCGCGAAACGCTTTGTGAAATCCCTTTTTAGCATATAACTCGAACCATACTTCTAGCCGAGGTGTTATCTCGATGTGATGTACTGATCCGTCTGTCATTGTGCCTATTAACTTTGCCATGCTGTGCCCCTTTTTTTAGTTTCTTAGAATGTGCCTGTTGGTGTGACTGCAATAGTACCAGAGACGTTAAAGGACAAACTCTGCATTCCGATGTCGCCGACTGCGCCGTTGATGTCTGTGGTGTTATTGATGAGGCAAGTCATTGTGTAGAGTGGGTTTGTCGCTGATACGGCGGTTCCCTTTTCCTGTAGAAGGACTACTGTGACGTTGGTTCCCCATGCAGCTTGCAAGGTGGCAAGTACGTTCGCAGACGCGGTGTCGTTAAGGAAATCGATTGTGACAGATGATGCCTCAAGGCCTTTAACGAACTTGTGTCCGCCATCGCCCATCGCTGTTACTTCGAGCTCATCGAAATTGCGGTTAAGTGTTACAGATGTAACGTGATCTGAAAGATCGACAGAATTGATCTTCACGCCGACCTTGTTGTTTAGAAATACAGCCATGAATTATTCCTCGTCTTTCTTGGTAGATGCTGGCTTAGGTGTTGATGGTGCTACCTGCCCGATCTTGATCAGGAAGGCTTCTTGCTCTTTTTCCCACTCGGACATTTTAGCTCCAACTCGTTAGGACTGAGATATTGATGTTACATGTAAGTAGATCACCTGAGACGGCGCTTAGGACGGCCGGAGCCGATACCTCTGTGACGTTGTAGGTGTATGAGGATGCAGCGAGTAGATTAAACACTCGGACTACATTGTCCTCAATTCCATTTAGGTTGCCTTCGTTATCCAGCAACGGCACCATGACTGAGATTGTGAAATTAGCCATTGGTGAGATTGAAGCGTGCCATCCGTTAGACGGCGAAATGTAAGGATCGCTAGGTGCGACGATAACGCTGTTAGCGATGGGCGTCGGAGGCGGAAAACTAAAAACCGACCATTTAGTGTTATCGATAAGGGCTGTTGCGATACCTGCTCGGAGTGTTGATATGGCGGCCATTAGCCCACCATCGATCTCGGATCGAGATAAGGTGCAAGCAATCCACGAACACGAGCTAAGAGTGTGTTGCCCATTCTGTAAGGTGAAGGCTGATAGCCATCGATCGTCACGCCTCCGCTTGACGGCGCTTGACGGCTCTGCCAAATGTCAATAGCAATCATGAGCGATGCTTCTTGAATTGCTGGGACTGTTGAAGGATCTAGATAAGTCTCGGCTGAGAGTAGGCCGTAAGGATTGATTGGATGGCGCGGAGTCACGGCGTTGTTGTTGCCTGTGATCGCGTAAGTGATGGAATGAGTGTCGCGACCTGTGATGGTCTTTGATCCATTGTGCTTAGATCCTGCGCCTGTGATTACTACTGTCTGACCGACATATAACTGTTCGGCAATAGATTCTGCAAAATAAGATGTGCCTGTGTTGGCTGTATTGCTGTGCCCAATAATTGAAAGGGTGTTAGACCAAATGAAAGGGAGAAGTACATTATCCGCTGCATCGCATACGGATTGAAGCGTGGCGTCAGCATAGAGAGTCCCAACGCCTAGTGCGGTGCGAAGCTCTGCAACTGTTGTCAATGCCATGCTCTGATCCTTTCTAAAGACTGGCTGGGTAGAAGGGCACTACCCAGCCAGCGACTTAGGGAGTTACTTACGACTTGTTATTCTGGAATGCGCCTGCTGCAACCTTAGTTGCGATTGCGCCGTAGCCGTAGTAGCCGATTGTTACTTGACCTGCGGCTGTTGATTCAGCGCGTAGGCGGTAGGTTGGTGACTCGTACCATGTATATGCATCTGGATTAACGATAAGGATTGTTCCATCGCCATCGCCAGCATTTGTAGGATCGACGTAGAGGTTAAGACCTGCAACGTTACCTGTAAGTGATGTAGGTGCTACAACTCCGCCTGCGTTCATTGGCTGTGAAGCTGTGTAGATTGGGCGTCCTGCATCGTTGAGTGACATGATGTTTGACCATTGTCCTGTAGATACGATCATGTTACGAGCAAATGGATTTGGAAGTCCTGCTGTTGCTCCGTAAACAGAAGCTGATCCGCGAGCAACGATACCGAGAAGCTCGGCTGCTGTTGGGTAAGTTGCGACGCCTGTTGCATCAACTGTTGCACCTGTAATAAGTGCTGCGTTGACTGCTGCGTTTGTTGACTTTGCATAAGCCGCTGCCATGTTGCGAACGAGTTCATCGAAGAATGCTGGAGATGTACGATCGAGCAATTCAACTGAGAATACCTGTTGTCCAGCGTACTTTGCAACGCTTACGCTTAGGAATGCAGAGTTCTGATCTGTGTTAGAGAATGCTGCATCTTCCGCTGCAACTGCAACTGTTGGCATTGCTGTGATCTTTGGGATCTCGAATGTCATACCAGCATCAGGAAGCACTCCACGAGAGATTGCGTCGATTGATGGACGGATGGTTGTTCCAAGAGGATTGATGATCTCTGAGAGTTGACGTGTTGGTACTAGACCAGCGTTGTCTGTTGTGTTGTCTGCTGCTGCGATGTACTGACGTGCTGAATCATCGCCAAGTGCAGCGCGGATTGAGTTTTCTGCGTACTTTGCAGCTGTGATTTCAATGCGTGGCTTTGTGTAAGCCATTGCTGTTACAGCAGGGCGAGCAGCTTCAACTGCGGCAGCCTCAACTGTAGGTGTTGCTTCGACTGCTGGAGTGGTTTCCACTGTGGCTGTCTCGCTTTCTGTTGGTAGGGTTTCTTCAACGGCTTCATCTTCAGACGCCGCTATATCAGTGACGGCTGCTGACTTAAATGCGGCGGCCTGCACTAAACTGACTTCGAGTAGGTCAGCACTCGAGACATACAGCACGCCATTCTTAGGCTTTGCTGCATTGACCATAACTCCGACTGAAAGTCCGGTGCGGAGTTCTTCGCTGGCTTCGATGAGAGCATCGGTGCCACGGGATGACTTAGAGATTTTGAAAGATGCAAAGATTCCATCTTCTGTTTCATTAAAGAATTGAGCGCGACCGATTGGCTGCTTAGGATCGTGCTCTAATAAGAGCTTCACTTTGCTTGAATCAGCTATGTTAATCGCGCCACGCTCAAAGACAACGGCACCGGCGGATGTGTTACCGACCTCGCCATTAAAGGGAACAATCTTCCCTGAGATTGTGCGCTCTGACGCATCTGCTGTCAGTTCTGCTGAGAATGTGAGCATCTCTTTCATTGCATGCCTTCGCTTCCATTAGGTGTTAGGTCTGTCATCGCCATCGCCTGCTCCTGAGTGATCAACTGTAGATCAAGCATCTCGCGAATGATTGAAAGTTCAACAAGTGGGTCTGTGCGTAGATAATTCTTATCAATGTCGAATTTAACGATGTTGCCACGAGCTGTGATGTCATCCATTGAGAGACGATCTTCTATTGCTGAGATAAATGGCTGTAGAGATAACGTGAGGAATTGCTTGCGCTCATCTGTGACGTTGGCATAAGTCATCGTCGTGTTCTGATCTGCCGAGACGTAATAAGGTGGGACGTTGCAAAGGCGAGCGATCTCGGTTGCAAGATTCTGAATAGCCTCGTTATACATCATGTCTTTAGGGCTGAATCCGACCGCCTCATACTGAAGAGTCGATGTGAGATAAGCTGTAGAGCGATTAAGGCGAGCATTCTTCCACGCGGAAAGTAATCCCTGTACTTCGGCAGGTGGAAGGTCTGCGCCTGAATTACGAATGTAACCTGTAGCCATTGGGGTCGCCGCTGCAACTACGCTGGCTTTCTGAATGTCTAGTGCGGCGCGAATTGTTGAAACGCCTGTGTTTAGAATGCCATCGCTTAATGATTGGAATGTGATAAGTGAACCGAGGCCGTCCATTGGGACTGTAGTGCCATCGATTGCGTAAGACTTGACGAATACATTGTCGCGATCTAGTGTCGCTGTGACTCGGCTGTTAGCAATCCACTCGAAGCGTGATGGGCGACCATCTTCCTGATAAGTCTCAACTACTTGCCAAAATGCTTGGCCGTAGAATAGAAGTGAATCGACTGTGTAAGCAATAGTGACAGAACGAGGCTGAGAGTATGAAGGTTGATCCAGCCAAAGTGGCTTTCCTAATTCTTCACCCGTAGACTTCTTATAAAGCTCGAGTGGGATGGTGCCGATTGTGCCAGCAAGTAGATTGCGGCAACGCGCTAGGGCAGGAACTCCCATTGCTTCGGTGCGACCGACGTATGCAAATTGAAATGGCATCGCATAAGGTGAATATTCACCTAAGACCTGAGGTGCGTACTGAGCCTCGACATTTGCTTTCGGTGCTGCACCTGTAAGGCGCGAAAGGATACCCATAGAGGGCAATTATACACTACTCTGTATAAATAGCTGCGATCTGTTGAGGTTTCATCAACATACTTACTACCATTGCTAGAGAGATCGGCGCTGATATATCGCCAGCACTTTTACGCTTAACGATTCTCCAGGCCGAGTCATTGACCTTAGCCGCGCAATTATTCATCTGTTTGATCAGCTCATCTTGGCCGTTATGGACTACTCGATTATTGACTAGACCATCAAGTAAGTCCGAACATGCCTGATAAAACTGCTGGCCTGAAACATCCTGAGTAATCTGTCCAGCATTGGCAAGGCGCTCGGCGATCGATTGCGTTGCGTATTTGTCATAACAGATCATCTTCGGCCGGTACTGATCAGCCCATCCTTTGATGTCAGCTGCAATTCTTAAATCGTCTACCGAGACTTGGCTTTCCCACGTCTGCAAGATGCCGACACCGATTCGTCCGTCAGCCATAACCTGACCAGCAACGAGGCTCGCATTGCGGCGAGATGGAGATACATCGAAACCAAAAATCGTATAGCCACCGATCGGAATCGTGAGCGTGGAGTCGGAGGTTTCCTCAAGTACGCCATGAGGCCACGGACTCGATAAAGAATCAATCCATTGACATAGAGTCTCAGTTCTAGTGTTCTCGATCGGACTAGTTGCAATAGCTTCTTCAATGGCTTCCTCCGTGATTGTGTAACCGAGTGCAGGGTTAGCCTGAGCCCATCCTGCTCTATCTGTAATCTTGCAATATTGGGGAGCCGAATACTCATAAAAGCCAAATGACTTAGGCGGAGCACTTAGGGCTCGTTCTCTTAGCTCGTTCAGAACTGTTGAGAATGCATCACCGGCATTCGACGTCAGCAGTGTGTGAGAATTTGGGTGTGCACGAGTTACTGGGACTGCAGCTCGATACCCCTCAGGACTGATTTCTCGCACCTCATCGATGTAGAGCAATCCGTTAATTGACCTGCCTCTAGAACCGTCTCTCGTTGCCGCGACTACATCTAAACGGGCACCCGATAGCATCTCGATAGACTCGGTGCCGTTGGCATGCCTAATCTGTTTGACCATGCCCTTGAAATGATCGTTATTCTCTAACGCGTTAGCCACTTGCCGAAAGGTCTCTAGGGCCATCGAGCGGTTAGATGACATGATTAGCACGTCTGTATTCCACTTGAGCAGGTGAGTCAGAATGAGCATACGCGCCAAAAACGTCTTTCCATTTTGCCTCGATATGAGCAACAGCGAAAACTTACGCACGAAGCGATCATTCTTATCTACTGTCAGCATGTCCTTGAGAACGTATTCCTGATAAGGCAATAGCTTCTGTTTTAGGATAGTGGCGATCTCTATAACGTCATCGACCTTACTTTTACCCTTCAAGGGTACTGACTGGAGCCGTGGTTTAGTTGCCCCTCGTAGAACTTTTTTACGCTCGGCCATTACTCGCCATCAATCGGGTTAATGTTGGACTGAAATGGACTGTCTCGGTGAACTTTGGACCGCATCGGAGAGAGGAAGGCAGGAAAGACAGGGGGGGTGGCCTGTTGTGCTAAAAAAACGCCCTCGGACCTGCTTCCCTTGCGTGAGTTACACCTTGCACAACAACTGACCAAGTTATCGTATGCAATAGGATCACCACCTTTAACGATAGGGATGATGTGATCTACTGTTGTAGCTGGTTGTCCACAATAGAAGCATGACCATTGATCACGCTGTAGTACCTCGAGCCTACGCTTCTTGTATGCCCTCGTGCCACGAGGATCACCGCGCTTTGTACTCATTGCCATCCCTTAGTCTTTAGATGATGCAATGCACCACAGTAGTTAGGATCTTCATACTCAGTCCATCCATACCTACGTCCTACATAGTGATAGTACATCCAAAACTGTGTGATAGCAGTGCTTTTCTTTAGGCTCTCAGTTTTCATCTGATAGAGCCCATATACTCTCTTAGTGCCGCTTAGATTACCAATGGCTTTGTAATTCCAGCGACTCTCTCGATAGACGATCTCATGATGACATTTCTCTTGCTTCTCTGTTAGTTGGTAATCAGCTAATTGTTTAGCGTACTTGATCTCTTTAGTGGCATCTATTGATCCCTGAGATACAGGGGCAATGCTCATGAATAGAGCTGTCCCAATAACGAAGGCGACCGCTCGCGCTCTGCCCTTACGGGCGCGTGCTGAGCCCCTGAAGGGCTCTCGCCTGAGAGTACCATGCGTGTCAAGGCTATTTGCATAAGTGCTGATCAGATGCGTGTCGTTCATCGATTGTCCGTTGAATAGAATCCGGAGCCCTTAAACGCTACCCCTATAGAGCTGTAGACCTTATGCATAGGTGAATGACAGAATGGGCACTCAAGGTCATGAGGCTCTGTAATGCTTAGCCATTCCTCTATGCGTGCATTGCTTTCACACTTCTCATTGTCGCACTCGAACTCATAAGTTGGCATCGGGATCAACCTCACACGTCCTGCATAGCGGTGTGAACGCCCATGCGCCGCACATCTTGCATCTTTGTGGCTCTAGTGTAGCAAGATCACCCGTGAAATCCCCGTAACCTGACTTGAGC